AGAATCAAGCCGATGAATATAATATTCTGATTCAGCTTCAATTTTTTGTTGTTGCTTCATATAAGCACGGTGTGAACCATACACAAGGTATGAAACAAAACACACAAACACAACAAAAATAATAACCAATAAAATAAATAATTTACGAAACATATCAATATAACGAGAACAAAACAATAATATTGTCTAACGAGGAATAAAAGAACCAGCAACTTTAAAGGGTGCAAGGAAAGTATTAACAGTGGTTTCTCCAGCTTCGGCAGATACTTTGTTATACTCCGCAACCATCTTTTTAACAATTAAATCTTGTTGGTCACTATTTAAGTTATTCCAAAACTTCTTCGTTTGCGTATCTTCAATAGTATTACCAATATTAGCCTTAATTTGTTTGATAGTCTCTTTATTTAACTCAATTTGAGAAGTAGCAAGACGTGCAGAAGTACGAGAATTTCTATCATTAGCTTTAGCATTAATATAATTAGACAAAGCATTAGACAAAGCTGTCTTCATATCAACTTGAATCTTTTGCCATTCGGAAGGCTGTATATTTTTGTTATAATAGTCCATTGAATCTTTCTGCAACTCTAAGATAGTACCTTTGGCAGCTTCATTTAAAGCAAGGTGCATTTGATAATTAGCACGTTCTTCCTGTTCCTGAAGATTAGCGTTAAAAGCCAAATCACCAAGACGATTAGCACGTTTAGCAGAATAAACACCCTCAGAAATGAGGGCAGAACTATTAATTTCTTTACCAAGATTAACAGCTTTTTCGGCATTCATCCACTGATTTTGTATGGCTGTTTGCTGTGACTGCTGATAGTTCTTATAAAGGTCAGAAATTGTAGAACCGACATTCAAAAGGTTTTGAGCAGTGCCAAGACGAGCCTGCGCAGGACTTTCGAAAGTAGCAGCAGTAGTAGGAGGTGTAGACTGACCGCCAGCAGTAGAAGCAGCAGAACCGCTGGTAAGATTGGACAAAGCCAAAGTTGGGTTAATACCTGCATCCAAATAACGTTGCTTTTGGGCAGCAGGAGTATTATACTCATTAGTTTCCTTCCACTTCTGATAGTCATATTCTTTTTGCTCATTCCAGAGCTTAATTTGAAGCTCATTATTAGCATCATTCATTTCTTTATTTGTCTTATTAGTGGCACGCACATCTCTGGAAGCACTACAAGGACAAACAAGTAAAACAGGAGACAATCCGAAAGGACAACTATTTAATTTGATATTCACTACAAGTTGTTGCAACATAACTTATATCTTTAAGATTTATAACATAACTGGTAGAACAAAAATAACCCATAATGAGTAATTCAGTAAGCCAATAAGTACAAAATGCGTCCAGCCCATCAGGCTGGACAACATTAACAGGAAGAGAACTAAACATTAGGCTCTGTAGGCTCTGTAGGCTCTGTAGGCTCTGTAGGCTCTGTAGGCCCTGTAGGCTCTGAAGGAACCTTAACATTATTCTTTTCGATGAAATCAGAAACATATTCAGAATAACGTTCAATTTCAACGAACGACTGAATAAAACGAGGTTTAAGCAACTTAATCTTAGTTTCATCATCAAGACGGGCAAACTCTTTACCAACAGTGGTTGAAGTATCATCAAGCAAAGAAAGGAGCTGATTACGTTCCAAAGACGAATCGGTGTGTAACATTCGAGACAATAAATCAGTCAAACGGCCATACTTATCAACAGGAAACATAGTTTCGGCAACTTCAATATCCAAAGGATTATAAGAATCCAAAGGAGATAAAGGCAAATCAACGGAAACATTATCAGAATGATAACGACCTTTAAAAAAATCACATCTATTCATAATTAAAAAATTAAAGTGCAGGTTCACCAGTAACAGACATAGGACGAACCGCAGTAACTAAACACTGGAAATCAACTAAAAATTGGTCAGAAACTTCCGAACCATCATAAACTTGAGCAAAGATTTTATCCAAAACAGCTGGGTTAATCTTGAAAAACGAATTAGTAACAGGACCCGAAACGGATTTATATTGACGAACAGTAGACCAAGCGTCAAGAGAACCAGAAGGCGAAAACTCACCATGTACTTTATCAACCTTAGTCTTATACTCAGCATAACGATTAATATAACCCATAGTAGTGATGGAACGTGGATTAAAATAATCAGAAGAAAACTCATAAGGAATAACAGGCTGTTTACCTAAATCGGCAAACTCTGGTTGATAAAAATCCTCACGGTTAAATTTCTGATTAAATTTATCAAGCATAGAACTTGAATAATCACATTCAGGAACTACAGAAAAAATACCTAAAATTACACCATGTTCTTTAGAATCAAAACGTATAGTTTTATCACGATTAGCACTCAAACCTTTACCAAAAATGTCGGCAGCTTCACCACGCTCAGTAGTAGCTGTAGTAATAACTTCCGAAATAGTAACTGGGGCATCAATACCACCAAGGAAAGTAGACTTATATGAATCATGGGGAAATTCAAAGCCATAATGCGCCTTAATCTGAGAAGCATAATCACCATCACCAGCTGCAATAGTTAAACGATAGAGTTTATCAAGAGCATAAGCGGAACGAAGTTTTGCAATATTAAAACCAAAAGGAATACTTGGATAACCGCCGAGCTCACCAATCATATTACCATTAGTAGTATCTGTATAAATATTAGAACCAGAAGTACCAGGGAAAGTAGGAGCTTGAACAGTATCTAACAAATAGTCGGAGCCTTGAAAATAAGGAGACAAAGCATTAAAATAATCTTTCTTCCAATTACGATAACGCAACAAAAATTGGTCATTAGTAGCCGATGGAGAATTACTCCAAGGGGACAAATGATTAGAAGCAGAAGAAGAAGAATAAAGCGAATCAATATTATATGCTTGAGGATTATTCAACTCATACAAAGGATTACGATAAAAATCAAAATATATCTTCTGATAAGCAAGCAAGCGGAAAGGGTTAACTTTAAGTGCAGCAATATCTGAAAGAGTCATGGAAGGATTAGCTTTAGCAGCCTTAACAACATCAGAAGCGGAAACACCATAACCCAACAAATCCAAAAGGCGTAAAGTACCACGCCAAGCAGGATAACCGAGAGTATCAACGGAATGTTCAGAAGATACAGGAGTATTGGCAGCGCCAACCAAAGCTAAAAGGGTCTTTTGCAAATCCAAATAAGGCAAAGCTTCCTTATAAGTATTGAGATTATTAAACGAAGAAATACTATATTCAGTACCAACAATAAATTGTGGAAATTGACGAAGCAAAAGACGATAAGGAACAAAATAAAATTCAACATTCTGTTTCAGACGAGTATAAGCAGCGGTATTTAACGGCATAGTACGTAAGAAACTTGAAGGTGTAATCTCGAAATGCTCGTTAGGGTTGACTTCCTCAACAAAGCAAGGCAACAGCATACCAGCAGAAGCGGAAAAAATATCGCTTCTGGACAAATCAAAGGCATTTCGTTGAAGATTAGCCTTAGATTTTTGTTTAGCAAAAATACTATTCATAAATAAAAAAATTAAATATTAGACAAAGACGAACGACTAAAGTGAACGTCAGTAAATAACTCATTAAATTTCTTTTTCTTCATAGACTTATTAATAGAATCAATCAAATCTTCACGGAAGTTAATAGTAACAATATCACCACCATTCCAGAGATTAATCAACTCAGGACGTAAATAACCGAAGTCAGTACCATTAGAATCATAAAGTTCATCGAAAGATATACACATTTGCTTTAAAGGCGCAAAAAGAGGGTTTAACTTAAAGTCATTAACATATTCATAACGGCTAAGAGCAAAAGGAAGCTCACGGACAATACCTGGATAATGAGAAAGCAACCAAAAGTCTTTAGAACGATGATAATGAAACTTTGTGCGATAAATATCATCAACACATTCTTGCGAGAGATAAAAACCACGCAAAGTTAATAACTTAACATTACTATACAAACGTTTAAGCAACCTAAAGTAATCAGATAGAGATAATCGAATAGAAGAAGTTTCACCTGTCAAAACACCATCAACACGGCATGGATAAATAATAGAACGAGAAGTCCAAAATTTAGCCATACAATAAAAACGATAATCTTGATAAGAATAATCTAAACTATTCAAATAAGAGAAACGATTATGGGGGTTAGACTTAGAGCCTAAAACATCTAATACACGTTTTCCCTTATCATTCACTTTATAGACTTTTCTGTAACGATGTTGTTCATATTTCGCAAATAATGATAATTCATCATAATCAGACGGTAGGCCAAACCCTTGAGGGGTAGGGAAGTATCGAGATAACAGCGAGTGGGAAACAGGAACATAGGTAAATTCAGCGGTGTCTTTGATATTGAATTGTTCAAGATGTTCAACAATGCCATTAATGAGTATGTCCGCAATTTCTTCTCGGTTACATTTGTAAGAGCCGATAATTGGGTTTTTAGAAGCCAAGCAGAATGGGCGGGTAAATTTAGTCTGTAAAATTTTTGGCAAATGAGTAAAGCTGTTACAATACTTCGCAACGTATTGCGGAGCGGAACCTTCGACGTATTGCACATCAACTCGGGCAGAATCACACTGCGACCATAACGAAGATATATTCCGCTCGAGAAATCGGGCAACGTGGACATTATCGGTAAATAAGATTCCGTGATAATGTGGACGGAAAGTCGTGGGTCCATATTCGGAACAAATAAAGTAACGGATTTTCTTTTCATTTTTGGATAAATGTAATAATTGTTTATTATATAAAAGTTTTTTCTTACCATGAAAAAGGACACAATCCTTAGAACGCATAAGATTTATACGAAGACGTTTTAACCAATCTTGCAAATCTTTCTTACAAGAATATGCAAAACCATCAATATCCATATTAACAGGTTGATAAGAATAAATATCTTCATCAACATCTGACAAAGTAGGATAAATATAATGGCGATTGGCGGAATCATAATCGACAGGGTGATTACCAACAAATGAAGAACCATCAAAAACCATAACGGGTAGATGTTCATTATCATAAGTAAGAGTAAAAAACAAACTATAAAGATGTTGTTTAACCTCAGAAGCAACACGATTAGTTAACTCAACAGATTTTTTGTGAAGGCAAGCAGGACATTTACCACAATCAACATAAACAACCTCATGAATATATTTATTATATATACGCAAAGGACGATAGCACTTTGAAGGAGGCTTCAAAATGCTATCAGCATTTTTTGTTCGATAATCTGATAATTTCGATAACATATTACTTCCTGTAAGAATAGTTATAATTAAAAACACGACCATGGTCGATAATAGTAGTGTCATTGGTTACAATAACAGCACGACCTTTAACAACTACATCTCGAGAAGTAGAACAGGAAGTAAAACAGGAAACACCGAAGAAACCAGCTACAGCAGTAATTACATAAATAAGAATCTTAAAAATAAGTTTAATCAAATCTTTGTTCATAATACTATAATTGATTAAGTGATGAATAAGAAGAACCAATAATTTTTTTAAAAGCAGAAGAAGTCAAAGAATGTAAATGACAATAATTTGAATAAAACAAATCATTAGAACGAGAATACTGAATTTCTTTTTCTAAGAAATTCAAATAAGAAGTTAAAACATGTTTAACTTGCATTTCTTCATCAAAAGTTAATTCACACATAAAAAAAATATTTAACACGTTAGAAACGGCATTCAAAGTTAAATGCTTGGTTTCGAATGCAAATATAACACTATCCAAATATAATGGACATTATGATAAATAATTGATATAGGAACTCTCCTTTCATATATGAAGT